GGACCGAACAACACACCTAGCGTTTTTGTTGGTGTAAGCTCGACCTCTTCACCAAGAACCCGGCGCTTCAGCCTCATTTGACCAGGAAGGTCAACGTCCGCCCCAACGTCGTCGCTCCATCCAGCACTTTTCATGGCGTTTGCAACCAACATGTAGCTTTGTATTACGTCAGGGTGAGGGAACACCTTGACAAGCAACCTACGCCCTTCAACACTAGTTGACGCGTACCCAAGAAGTCTGATGAGCCATTCAGACGGTTCGCGTTTCCTGTGCCTTTCGGGGTAGACCATCCTTTGAACAAGTTCTTTCTCAGGACGATGAGGTTGGCTATGCATCCACCAGTGACCAAGAAAATGCGTTCGATTATCGTCGAACTTCTTGGACTCGGCCGACTTGTCTGTGATTGTTGATTTCTCAACACTCAAGACGAAGCCCAGATCGCTTGCTGCTGAGGCCAACTGCGAGAGAGTAAGTCTCGAGTTCGAACCTACAATGATGTCGTCACCCATCACCAGCAAGCGGTCATGTGGTAGGCTGTGACCCGTCACTTTCTCCCACATGTACGACACGAGGATCAGATTCACGATCGAGTCGATAATGGAAGTAAACGCACTTCCACTCGGTACACCTTTGTGCTTCTGATACACTCTGCCATCTGGTGCAATAATGCGCGAGTGGATGAAGTCGTTCACGTACCTTCTCCACACACCCAGCTCATTCTCGTTAAGATCAAGATGCGTCCGTGCCACTCGGAAAGCGTCATCAATCATACGAGCAGGGACTGTAGAATCAAACTTCGAAAAATCTAAAGAATAGACATAACGAAAGCGTGATTCTATCTCTGAGATGATGGCGCCTTGTTCGTGACCTCGAAGGCCCCAAACAAACGGACGACGCCTCTCCAGAGCCTGAAGGACTCGTTTACTGTAACGCGTGCCCACAATAGTCGTAGCGAGCGGCGCCATCCATACGAGCCGAGTCTTTGGACCAGCATTCCCAGGCTGAACCCGACGACCAAAAACATAAGGGTCAAACCCTCTGTCGTCAGAAATGATTCTCTCAGCCAAACGTGCCCCGGCATCCAGGGCAAATTCGTTGCGGCGAAAGAAAGGAGCCCCAGCGTAAGAGTCACGCAGGACGTGTTTCTCCACCACTTCATCCACGCTGAGAGGGAGCTTCCCTCCTTGCTTGCTACCTGCAGTGTCATAGACCGCACGAATGGCTCCCTCGTAATATGAGGTCTCGTAGGGTGATGACTTACTACTGGCACCGCTTGGACGGAGTACTCCTCCAGAGGCCAATACAGCTCCCCTGTCAAGTTGGCGAGGGTCATGAGGTACATGTCGAATCCCGAAAGATTCGCGTCCACTACCACCTTCTTGCTTCCCTTGGTGGTCGTGATCAGCACCTCGCCTTCCTCGAGCTCCGGTAGATCTGGCTCTTGGAACTTGATGGTGTGTGCGTCGACAGGAGCACTCTCCGTGACCGGAGACAGTGAAATCGGTGGGTCCACTTCCACCGTCACTGATTCCGCCATTACTGGCTCGACTGGAATCTGCTCTTGGACCGGTTGTACTGGTTGGGTGAATAGGACAGCCGTAGGCGGCAATTCCTTTCTCCACCCATTGAGGATCCGTGACACTACGGTTATCCCTCTCCGGTACGAGCTCAGACGATAGATCTGCTAAGGCTCTTTCCATCGAGTAATCGACGGCGACATTCTCAACAGCTCTACTGAGCGAAGCGAGCGCATTGGCAACTTTACGTTCGTTACCTCTGCTGAGATAAGGTCCGAGATCGTCAATCCCGGCTCTCGCATGCAAGTGCATGAAACACCTCCTAAGCGGGACGATTGTGCCAGCTGTGGTGCCCAGCCAAAGTCAGCTGACTACGGTTGTCAAGCCGTTCACCTTCTGCATTTGACAGATGCAGTGCTTTCCACTGTGGCATCCCTCGCAAAGGGCAGTGGCGTGGAATTCTCCACGTGAAGTCATTACGTGACCAGTCGTTCTCCAATAGGAGTG